TCTTTACCAACTATCTGTGTACGTACGGGGCCCCTTGCCGGAAAAGTCTCCATGATGGTGTCTGACTGAAACCGCACCACCGCTTCTGTAATCATCGGGTGAAACACACCGCATGCGCCATCCCATGGCTCTGTTCTTTCCTCGAACTTCAAGCCCAAGAGCGTAATACCGTCTTTGTACATCTGCTCCCAGTCTTTGCGAGAAGCTAGGTCGTTACTAATATCCTCAGCCAAATCGCCTGCTAAAGATTGAATCGTGCCTTCATCTAATATATCCGCTAAGTTCTCGTTAAAGTCGCCCTCGCCGTCACCTTGGCGCATCTCAAGGATCTCTTCTCCTTCAATGCTTAACTTTACTGACTCCGGATCCTCGATCTCGATCTCAATATCTGGCTCTTGGTCTAATGCCGCTAAACCCTCTGGGGCTGCGTATAGTGATTTTTCAATTGACATTTTGTTTTTCTCTTAAAAAGTATGCAAATATTGGGCCACCTAAAGCCCCCTCATATAATCCAACAATTTCGTAATTACCAACGATAATCTGCCTAAAAGATTCTGCTTCTTCTAGTGTTTTAAAACCCAAGTGCATCTCGTTCATGCCAACCCCTAATAGTACGCAGCTTTTCTGCGGTATTTATATAACAAATCGTCGTCTTTCTCGTCGGTATCGAGGCTAATAAAACCCCCTTGCCGATAACGCAATAGCGCCTGTGTGCAAGTATCCACGAAGTCGTCATGTTCGCCAACTGGGAACGATGCTACTTCCTCAATAACTTCACGTGCCCAACGGGTATCTGGCGCCCACACTTTACCACTTGTAAACAAATCGGCTACTGCATTTAACCTGACCATCTTGTCGTTACCACGAGACGGCGTGAACTCTTGCACTGGTATGCCAATGCGTCGCAACTCCTGAATCAACGGGCTACCCGCCGCTTTCTTTTCCACGATAAACGCGTCTGGGTTCCACTCTTTATAGTGCCTTAGTGCCGTCGCTTTTAATTCCGGGAAGGTCATACGCTCTTTGAAAGCGTCAAGCAGGATCAGGTTTGGACTGTTCTTGTCCTCGTTGTTGTACCAAACGCCCCATGTTGTACATGCGCTGTAGTCTGATGTTGTTTTGGTTTCATGTGCCGTATCCCAAGACTGAATTACGTAGTCGCATGGGGGTGGATCTTCTGCCTCCCAAATCCGCCAGTCTTTTCGGCTTACTAGTGCGCTCATGTCACTAGTGGGGTTTTGCATGTACTGCGCATTCCAAAACCGTGGGTCAATCGACGCCTTAGTATTTTTTAACGCCTCTAGGTTCCACTGTGCAGGCCAAAGCGATTTTTCTTTTTCCGTACCCTCGTCCATGATGGCTGGCAACTGTACGATTTCCCAAGGTATGGTTTCTGGATTTTTAATCTGGTAGTCAATTAAGCGCCCTGTCAGATCCAACAACGACCACCTTGTCATAATGACGATAATCGCACCACCTGGCATGAGACGCTGTAGCGGTCCGGTTTGAAACCAAGACCACGCATTGTCAAACGCCAAGCGGCTATTTGCCTTCATATCTTGTTCAGAATGTGGGTCGTCAATAACAAATAGGTCAGCACCACGACCTGCCAAAGCACCACCGACACCAGCAGCGTAATACTGACCGCCAGCACCAGTAGACCATTTCCCTGCCGCTTTCTGGTCGTCTGCCACCACGGTGTTTGGAAAGACTTCTTGATATTCTTCGGATTCAATTAAGTTCCTTACTCTTCGACCAAAATCTTCTGAGAGAGACGCTGTATGGGTACCCATGATGATTTTCTTTTCTGGGTAATTACCCAAAAAGTACGCTGGGAACAGGTAGCTGGAGAACTCCGACTTACCCATACGGGGTGCAATATTAATAATCACCCGTTTCTTTTTACCGTCTACGACGTCTTGGAATATTTTGGCTAGTTTTTTGTGATGGGGTCCCACTTTGAACCCCGGATATACACGTTTTGCAAACGCTATCGGGCTCTTTTTTGCCATTTTGAGCCGATGCCTGTGTTCTTTTTGCGTTAACTCGTCTAAAAAGACAAGTTTCTCGTATTTGTTCATGTGCTTGAGCGCTTTTTGCGCTGCAAGTGCCTCTTCTGGGGTCATGAACTCGTAATTCATTCTTTTTCCTCGACATCGACGATGTCAACGACGCCCATATAGCGCCCCAGTTTTTCTTTGATGCGAGCATCTAGCTCTTCGTCTGATATTTCTTCATTTTTGATTTGGACGCGGTCGGTGAAAAGCGCCACTTCTGTGACCTTGCCCAGCAACTCTAGTGCTTTTAAGCGTACTTTGGCGTCGGGATGGTCGGTTTCTTTAACTATTTTTGCCACGCTCATACTGCGTAGCTCTTCAGCCTGCTCGATAAACTTCCACTGGTAGGCAGTGACCATGCCGACTGCGCTTTTTATTTCTTCCGGGAGGTCTAGCTGTAAAAGTTTTTGTTTTGCCTTAGGGTCGTGGGTGACTAGGGCGTTAAATGCGTCTGTGGTTTTTTCTTCTTGGGCTTCAGTTAGTATCTCGTCGTCTTCTTCGGTAAGACTCTTTAACCACTGGCTGGTTTTGTGCTGTGCGGAGAGGGTTTGCGCTGGGGTTGCTTCGTCTAAAGACGTGAAAGCCGCCGGATCTTGTATAAGATCTGGGATGAAGTCTGCTGCCTTCGCTGTTACCAGGTGCTCCAAAAACATCGTGTGTCTAATCTCCTTTGGTTGCGTGGGAAAACACGGGGTACTGCTGACACGGTTACACGGAGTGTAACCGGTTTTTCTTTGTTGTGTAAAGTTTTTTATGTATACTGCTCTTGCCGCAGTTTTTTCCTTCGTTTGGACTGCGGTTCCTCGTGGGTTTACACTCACCTTGCGCCCCCAGCAAAGTCTGGGGGTTTTTTTTTCTGTATACTGACTTTGCTCTTCACGTGAGCACGGGGGTGGTGGCGTTTTAGCTTCACATACTTGGTGTCACTACCCCCACCTACCCAATGTCTAAGATTTGACATGACTCCCCTATTTTTTTACAAAATTTGACAATTTTTTATTTTGCGGTTAACGAACACTGTTATTGGTCGGACGCATGCCACACGCAAAATTGGTTGGGTGGGTATCGGGTGGGGGTCAAGAACAGGGCAAATCAGGGTTCTCCACAACCCGTTGTGGTATAATTAAGGTGTTGGTTGAGTAGTCCAACACAAGCAGAGCCAAGCCTAACCGCTTGGCTTTTTCTTTTTGGGGACACATGTCCCCGTTTTTATTTAAGGAGTATTACTATGCAATTAGTTAATCAATACAAATCGTTTGTTGTTGCCAACATCTCATGGGCTGACGCATTGGCTCAAGCTTTGGGGTTCAAGAACGCTGACGCACTCAAGCAAGCCGAGGATAAGGGCAAGAAGTTCTATCTATCGGAATCTGTTGTGGAGAAGTTGGCTCATGCTCACGCCGAGGCTTATGGCGAGAAGCACAAGACAACGATTCACTATCAGCAGACATCAACAGGGTCTTGGCAGTTTTACTCTGATGAGGAGTGCAAGCGTGAGGACAGACACGACACCGCCACGAAGCAATGGCAACGGAGTGTTGGCAAGTATCACAAGACTAAATCTCCACAACGTATTGCTAAACAGGTTGATAAGGTTGCCAAGAAGATTGAAGCCTTACGCAAGGAGTTTAGCAAGGCTGAGTTGAAGCGTATCGCCAATGGTATTGTTTAATCAGGGACATTTGTCCCCAACACATTTGACAGAAATTACAGGAGAAGCCAAGCGGGCGAGGTCGCAAGGCGATTCTGTTTTCTGTCAAACCTATTGCAGTAAACCAACGAAGGAGTATCACCATGTCAGCAATGAAAGACCTAGCAACACCTGTTTTAACCCTAACCCATGACGAGCATCAAGCCTTGATTGCCGTTGTGTCTTACCTGATGGAGAACGAAAGCCATAGTTGCGAGGAGTTTGTGGCAAGCGGTGGTGCTATGAAAGACCACATATACCACAAGGCAGTTGTTCTCGGAAACGCTTTAAGAAAGGAGTAACCATGTTATCCAAAGAGCATTGTGCATTACTTAAATCAGCAAAAACTGTGCAGGTTGTTGCACAGAAACCCAAAGTAGTAGAAGCACCCAAGCCCATATCCATGGGCGAAGCCTTTAAGCAGTTCAGCGTTACCGAGTATCAACGCAGTAAATTCAACTAACCAACGAAGGAGTAATACCATGAAAGCATCAACATTTATCAGTAAGTATCCTGTATCCGCTATCGCAGGCGGTGCTGTTATCGAGGACACAACCACAGGGCAACCTGCCTACATCTTCATTAGTGCGGAGAGTGCAGGTAAGTTTTGGGCAAGGGCATACAAGCGTAACCCCAACCTATCCATGGCACAGGTAAAGGCACGCCTGTTTGACTACCTCGCCGAGAAGAAAGTCTTGCGTGATGTGTGGTCTGCATGAACGATTGGGGACACTTGTCCCCAACTTGTTGTGGAGAACAGGGCTTTTTGGGGTGGTTGACAATAGTCTACCTTTTATACCCTAGTGGACACATAGTAGCCACCCCGAAACCCTTGTGCGTAAAGGCGATGTCCACTTTGCAACCTACCTATATATATAAATATAGATTATTCTTATCTAATAATAAGTAAGAAAGAA